CGAAAGACGATTGCTTCGTCTTCGTCAAGCTGGCGAAGTACTTCATCGCCAGACTTCGACGGCCTAAGATGCCTGTTTTTGTAGCATTTTGGCATAGACGCGCCTCACGTAGCGAGCGTGATACAATCCTCTTGGCGCGTAGGTGTTCAGCGCGCAAGCTCGATGTCGCGACGCGTCACGGATGGGCGCCAATCCCGGCCGATCTCGACGCACAGAGTCGATGCATGATAGACGGTGCGCCACTTGTAAGCGCCCGGATACTGAACGCGCGTCTTTCCGCTCAAAGTCGTGAAGTAGTAGCTCTCCCCCGTTACCGTGACGGCGTCACCATCGACGATGCACACGGGGGTGTTCCGGTAGACCCCCCGCGAGCCTCCTACGGCGCGCCTTGCGGCCGCAATCCATTCGCTAGGGCGGAGCGCTTTGGCCATTTCGCGTGACATGTGGGGGCGGCTGGATGGTGTGACGGCTTCGATGTGTGCGTTTGACATGGGGCTTCTCTTTCAGTGTGCGGACGTGGTTTCAAAGCGCGCCCGCTCCGCTGCCTCGCGCCTCGCAAGCTCACGCAACCACGACGCGGGCAGGCGCTTGGCAGGTGTAGAGCTTGACAGGGCGATGGTCAGCGAATCGGCGTTGGCTTGCATGGGCTGAATGCTACTCTATTCGCGACGATGCGCAAACGCTATCGCTCAACGCGCCGTAATCATTGCGCTTTCGGCGCGCGACGAAGCAAAAGCGCAAAAAGTAGTTGCGCATTGTCGGAAAGAGAGTAGGATTCACTGGCCAGCACGACGCTGGCAGAAAGAGACACCACGATGACCACCACGGACCTCGCGCCCTTCCTCGCAATAGCAACCGATTCCTTCCTCTCGGGCTGGGGGGGCGCCGCTGGCCGCTCTTCAGTCATCGTCTACGAATGCCGCGACGAGCACGAAGCCAAGCTCGCATGCGAGTATCTCGAAGGGCGCGGAGAAATGAAGCGCGTGCGGACCGCCTACGAGGGGCGCAAGGCGTACGCGCCGCGCAATGTTCACGTGTCGCGCTACGACGCGGGCTGCGTTCGCTCCGTTGCTTGGTACCGTGAGAATCAGGCGCTCATGGTTGCGAGTCGTGCGAAGGATGCTGCGCAGGCCGCCGCACGCGTTGGGGGTGCGCAATGAGGCGCCCAGCTACAGCGGACGAAGTCGGTGTTGTGTGTTGGGGCGTTGACCCCATCGCGAACGGCTACCGCGTGCACTCTTACGATGTGGATGGCGATTGGATTGCCGCGCACACGCCCAACGCAGGCGTTTCTAAGCGCGAAGCGCTCCGAAGCGCACGCAAGCTCGCACGTTCGCTTGGCGTGCCTTGCCGCGAATCTGGGCGCCAGCCTGAGATTTGGGTGAAGAGCGCGCACCGATGGATTGCCTGTTAGATAGTTGTTGCGCATGCGCAAGTAGGATGCTACTCTAATCAAAGAAAGTGAGAGACAAGATGACGACGAAAAACGCACCGGTTGACATGGTTTTGGCGACTGAGTTCCAGCTTTGCCTGGAGAACGAGAGCGCGCTCTATCCGCAGCGCCAAGCAATCGAGAAGAACCTCTCGAAGCGCATGGCGAGCGGCAAGTACGACGCGGCGAAGGCGCCGAAGTTGTGGCTCTATTGGGTCATCGAGGGCGCGCGCTGGTATGCGCGAGAGCATGGCGCCAGGGTGGGCAAGGCAGAGCGTGAGTACGTCGCGAATGAGCTTGCGCGGGCGTTTGAAGTTGAGTGCGAGACTGCCCGCAAGCATGGGTGCGACTGGTACTCGGACGCTATCAGCGCGTGACTGTTTTGCGCATTTTCGGCGTGCTCTTTTCGGGGCGCGCCTTTTCGCGTGGAATGTGCGTTGTTTTGTTGCGCTTGCGCATTTTGTGTGCGAAGAAGAGCAGGTGAGTCCAAAAGGCATCGTCGTGTTTGGAGCGTCCGCGGAAGCGATGAGGGATATCCTCGAAGCGCTGGAGGCGGGGCATATGCTCGATACGGCGTGCGCTATCAGCGGAGTTCACTACGAGACCACGCTGCGTTGGCTTGGCAAAGGTGCTCGTGACCTTCACGAGGGGCGCGAGTCTGACTTTGCGGCATTCACTGCGCGGGCGAAGCGCGCGATGGGCACGAGCGTCGCTGAACTGTGGAGCGTGGTTCTCGAAGCTGCGCGGCAAGGTGACGTCAAAGCGGCGCAATGGGCTCTCTCTAAGCACAGTCCCTCGCGCTTCGGGGATAAGCTCCAGCTCGAACAGAGCATCGTGGACAAGCCTGAGGTGCCTGCGAACGAGGAAGAGGCGCGCGCACGCTGGGAAGCGATTGGAAGGCGCAACGGGTGGCTCACGTGAAGCCGTGGAAGCAAGCCGCTAAGGCTAAGCGCATGCACGACGCTGGTACGCACGCAATCGAAGCCGCCAAGCTCTCGCGCAAGCATGACAAGCCGGAGCGCGTAGACGTCGAGCGCGTGCTTTGCGTCGTTCAACGCGTGGTGCGCACATGAGCGCTATTCGCCACGCAACACAGGATGATGCCGCGCTCGTGCTCCTCACGTGGCGCACAAAGGGCCCCAGGCGCGGAGTAGATAGGCACATCGCAGAAAGCGTCATGGATGGCGTCTCGCGCGCTTTGTGGCCTGTTCTGCGCGTGCTCATCGTGCACCCCGACGGCGACCCTGCGACGATTCTAGGGTGGCTGGCGCACGACGGTGAAGCTGTTCACGCCTGCTATGTGCGCCCCGAAGCACGCGGTCTAGGCTATGCGCGTGAGCTCTTTGCGGCGAGCGGCTGCAAGCGAATCAGCGCATGGCCTTTGCCGCACAAGGCGAACGATTGGCGCCCAGAACCCTGGCGCGCGCTCCTACACTTCACGAAAGGTCCTACATGAGCTTTTCGAAAGAGTTCAGGCACACGAACCTTGCGCCGCGTCCAAAGAGCGTTCGCGAGCCGTCTGCTCTGCCTACAGAGCATGAGCCAGGGCGCGCTGGAAGGTTCGCGCAGTTCCTCGTCCCTTCGCCTCCTAGCGCTCCGCAGTGGGCGCCAATCGACACAAAGGAAAGCACATGAGCACTCAACGCGTTTCTTCTCGTTCAACGACCGTCGACGATGCGCCAGCTAAGCCCTGGGCATGTCACTTCGCGCGCCCCGTCTTCGTGTTCTTCCCTGACAAGCCATCGCGCCCGGAGAGCATCACGCGCTTTCGCAGTGATGATGAGCGCATGAAGGGAAGCGCCTGGGAGGTCACGAGCGTCGGCGTCGTCATCAACGGCACCACTATTCCATTCGCGAACATCGTGTGCTTTGGTGAGGGCCTGTGAAGCGCCATGATGCACCTGCGTTCGCTATGTTCGTCGGGCTCATGCTTGGCGTGGTCGCGCTAAACGTCGCCATTCTCGCGGGCGGTGCGTTTATCGTCGCGCATGTCTGGCAAGCTGTGGTGACTCCATGAAGCTGCGCGACGCCAAACTGCCAGCGAATCAAGCGCGTATGCCTCGCGTCGTTCTGCGCGCATTCGCCAAGGTGAAGCAACGCGTGCGCAAGTCTGAACGCGCCGCGTCGAAGTGTATGCTCGCGCTTCTCCTGGCGTCCTCTGGCTGCGATTGTGCGCCTATGCCCGTTGTCGACGCTGGCGCGCCCTCTGACGCCACTTCGAGCGATGCGCCGTACGTGTGCGCTCCTCGCGACGAATGCCCCTCATGGTGCAACTGGACGCCTTGCGGATGCGTCACGGACAACCCTGCGCTGAGTTGCGAATGACTTTGCACCGCACGCTGGACAGTGACGCCAAGGCGCTTGAAGGCCTCAGCAAGGAAGGGCGCGAAGTGCTTGGCATGGGACTTCTCAAGTGGCTTGCGTGGGCCGTTGTCGGAGGGTTCGCGTTGGGCGTGGTGACTACACTGCTTGCGGTGGCCGTGACGTGGGCGGTAGTCACGTGACCTTCCCGCACACGCTGCAGGAGCGTAAAGGGCCGTTCACGTGCCCCCGATGCACGACAGCATCTATCTCGTGGGTGCCAGACGACGCGGGCTGCATGTACTTGGAGCACGTTGAGGAAGACGAGAGTGCCCCCTGGTGCACCTGGCTCGATGAAGCAACCGACGAACAAGTGGAGGCGCTCAAGTGAACCTTCCCGACGCGATTGAACACCTGCGTAGGATGCGCGCTGACTCTGTTGAAGCCGCCGAGAAGTGGCGCGCAATCAACACTGTGCGCGGTCTGACGAGGTTCAAGAATGGGCTCGAAGAGAGCAACGCAAAGGACGCGCATGCGCTCACAACTGCAATCGAGGCGCTCGGCGCATTCGAGGTGCTACTGCGTGAGGGTAGGCCGCCAATCGACACCACGAAGAGTGCACCGCCTTTGACGCCAGAGGAAGGCCTAGGTTCATGGGAGAAGGGCGATGGCAGCGCTGGCAACTTCGCGCGTCAAGCGCTGGTTTTGAGCGGCTCTAAGTTGGCCGAGTGAGCAACTACTTTGACATGGCCGAACTGGACGCCATCGAGGAATCGGTGCGCGTCAACAAGCCGTCCGCAATGGCTATCCCGTACTGCCCCCAGGAGCCAACGGCGGCGCAGCGCGTCTTCCTTGCGCTCACGACCCTAGACGCTCTCTACGGCGGCGCAGCTGGCGGTGGCAAGTCTTCCGCGCTGCTCATGCGTGCACTCAAGTACGCTGACCGGCCAGACCACAACGCGCTTGTGCTGCGTCGAACGTTCAGCGACTTGGCGCAACCAGGCGCCCTCATGGACCGCGCTGCTGAATGGCTCGCGCCTTCCGGTGCACGCTGGCGAGCGAAGGAACACCGATGGGAGCTTCCAAGCGGCTCGACGTTGACGTTCGGCTACGCTGAGAACAAAGCGACCATCATCCAGAACTACCAGGGCGCCGAGTACCAGACGATATGCGTTGACGAACTCACGCAATGGCGCGCTGACGAGTACCAATACCTGTTCAGTCGCCTACGCCGCGCCAAGGTCAGTGACGTGCCGCTCGCTGGACGTGGAAGCGCAAACCCTGGCGGCATTGGCCACGAGTGGGTCAAGCGTCGCTACGTCGACGACCCTACCCAGCAACGTCCGTTCATCAGCGCCAAGCTTGCTGACAACCCGCACATCGACCAAGAGGCGTACCTTCAGAGCCTCGAAGAGCTTGACCCCATCACGCGCGCGCAACTTCGGGATGGCGTGTGGGCGCTTGACGCTGGCGGACTCGTCTACCCCATGGGCCCGCATAACTTCGCGCC